TTACCGCCCGCCCTTCGGGGCGGGTTTTTTCTCGGAGCATAAAATGATTATTGGACTAACCGGCCGCAAGCGTAGCGGCAAATCGACCATCGCGCAGGCACTCGTTCACAAGGGCTTTACCGAGTTCTCTTTTGCCGAGCCTATCCGCACCTTTACAAAGATTCTTCTGGGCCTTGACCACGCCGGGCTGGAAGAAGCCAAGGAACAGCCCGTTAAATGGCTGGACAGCATCGTGACGCCGCGCTACATCATGCAGACCCTTGGCACCGAATGGGGCCGGCAGATGATTCACCCCGACATCTGGATTCGTTACTTGACCCGACGCATCACCGCGCCAGCAAATAGCGACGCCAACATTGTAATCAGCGACATCCGCTTCGACAATGAAGCAATCGCTCTGCGCGAGTTGGGAGCCAAGATTGTCCGTGTCGAACGCCCCGGCGGTGGTGAGGATTGGCACTCTAGCGAACATGGTGTTGCGCTCAAGTACGTTCACTTCGGCGTAATGAACAACGGCGAGTTGGCGGCGGTAAACGACATCGCTGACCTGATTGTCGAGAAGGCTAAGTGACAATTTCGATTGACTTTGAAACCCGGTCAATCATCGACCTGAAAAAGACCGGGGTTTATCCATACGCCCAGCACCCGACAACGGACGTCTGGTGCATGGCGTACGCCAAGGACGATGGCGAAGTCAACGTCTGGACGCCGGGCCAGCCAATACCGGAAGTCATCTTGAACGGCGCCAGCACCCAGCAGTTCAGGGCGCACAACGCGCAGTTCGAGCGTATTATCTGGCGCGAGATTATGCTCAAGCGCTACGGCTTTCCGCCGATTACGATGCAACAATGGCATTGTACGGCGGCGGAGTGCCGCGCTATGGGACTGCCGGGCGGACTGGATGGCGCGGCAAAAGCCCTTGGGCTGGAACACCAGAAGGACGCCGTCGGCCAACGCCTGATGCTACGTATGTCCAAACCGCGCACCGTTCAATCGGACGGCACGCTGACATGGTGGAACACGCCGGACCGCGTGGCCAAGCTGATTGATTATTGCAAGCAAGACGTTGTGGTCGAGCGCGCGATTGCCGCCAAAGTCCAACGCCTAACCGACGCCGAGCGCGCGGTGTATCTGCTCGACCAGAAGATTAACGACAGGGGCGTGCAGATTGACACACGCTTGATTGAGGCCGCCATTGACGTGGTGGACGCCGCCAACGAAAAAGCCAACGCCGACCTTTCCGAGTTGACCAATGGCGCCGTCACCAGCATTACCAAGAACGCCGACTTAAGCAACTGGCTCGGCGTGGATTCGGTAGCCAAAGCGCACGTCCGCGATTTGCTGGAAAAGGATTTGCCGCCAAATGTCCGACGGGTACTTGAACTCCGCCAAGAGGTCAGTAAGTCGTCGGTGGCAAAGCTGGTCGCCTTCATGGAATGTCGTTGCTCGGATAGCCGAGTACGCGGCTTGCTGATGTATCACGGCGCGGCAACCGGGCGTTGGTCTGGTCGTCTTGTCCAACCGCAAAACTTTCCGCGCGGCGACTTCAAGCATACGGTAATTGAAGGCGCGATTCCGCTGGTGCTGAACAAAGATTTGGAAGGCATTGATGCCTTGTATGGCTCGGTGCATAGCCTGATTTCGTCAATGCTCCGCGCGTGTTTCATCGCCAAGCCCGGACACACGTTATTCTCGGCGGACTACTCCGCCATTGAAGCGCGCGTGTTGGCGTGGCTTGCCAATGAGCAAGACGTCCTCGACGTATTCCGTAGCGGCCAAGACATCTATTGCCACGCCGCCACCGGCATCTACAACCGACCCATCACGCCCGCCGACAAAGACGAGCGACAGATTGGCAAAGTGGCGGTGTTAGCCCTTGGTTATCAAGGTGGCGTGAGGGCTTTCCAGTCGATGGCAACAATGTACGGCCTTGTCATTCCAGACGAGAAGGCCGACGAAATCAAAGTTGCATGGCGCAAGGCTAATGCCCGCATTGTAAGTTGGTGGGCGGCATTGGAAAACGCCGCGCTGGACGCTATACACAATGGTGTTGGTGTTGCGCCGGGCGTGGTGTTTGGCGTTGAGGACAACTGGATGTGGTGCCAGCTACCTAGCGGCCGCAAACTCTGGTACGCCAATCCGCGGCTTGTCGAGCGCGAAACTCCGTGGGGTGCGTTACGTACATCGGTCAAATGCGATGGGGTAAATTCTGTCACAAAGAAGTTCGAGCCGTTTGACTTGTACGGCGGGCTTCTGGCCGAAAACATCGTTCAGGCTGTCAGTCGTGACTTAATGGCGTCAGCTATGCTAAGATTAGAGGACGCCGGATACCCTATTATTATGACGGTCCACGACGAAGTAGTTGCAGAATCTTCCGTAGAAAGTGGCACACTTGCCCAATTTACGGATATACTCTGTAAACTGCCGTCTTGGGCTAAAGGATTACCGCTAACCGCTGAAGGTTGGTCGGGACAACGATACAGGAAATAATATGAATTTCAAGCAGTTGTTTGAATCGGGCTTCAAAGATTTAGTTTGCGTTATCCCGCCGGGTGCTAAGTTAAGCCCAGCAAGTAAGATTGCCCAAGACCAAGTAGGTAAGATTCCGGGGCGCCAAAACATGGCCGGCTATTGGGGCGGGTATGACTGGAACAGTTACGTCCCCACACCGCGCGACATTGTCCAATGGGACAGTTCCCGCGCCAACATCGGTTTGAAGGCGGGCAAGTATCCGGCCATTGACATCGACGTCACAAACGAGGCGCTGGCCGAGATGATTAAGGCCGAAGCGTTCCGCCATCTTGGTTCGGCTCCCGTCCGCGTTGGCCGCCACCCCAAATCCCTTCTGATGTACCGCGCCGACGAGTCGTTCGGCAAGATGCGTATTCGGTTTGTTGATGACAACGGCGTCGAGCAACTGGTCGAGATGCTCGCCGAGGGCCAGCAGTACGTTGTCGGCGGCATCCACCCGGCAACGCGGGAACCGTACAGCCTTGACCGCAACATCGCCGAAACCGGCCCAGACGGCCTTGGCTTGATTACCAAAGACAAGGCGGAAGCCTTTTTTGCCGCCATCACCGAAACGCTTGAAACCCTTGGGTGCCAAGTTACCAAGGTTGACCACTCCGCCGACAAGGCCGTGGAACGTAAGTCCGTGGAACAGTCCGCGCTTCTGGCCCCCAGCATTGACCGCCTGACCGAAGTGGTTTCCGTCTTGCCGAACACGTCCGCCCTGTTCCCTGACCGCGAAGATTACCTTCTGGTCGGATACGCCATCAAAGCCGCCGCCGGCCAAGACCACCAGTTTGAGGCATTGGCCCTGTTCCAAGATTGGGCCTTGCGCTGGGACGGTGCCGAGCCGAACACCGCCGAAACGTCCGAGGCCGACTTCAACCGTATGTATCCGCCCTTTAGCGTCGGCTGGGACTATCTGCTGGAAAAGGCCGGTGCGCTTGGCGTGGTCGAAGTGGCCAAAGAGGAGTTCGTGGCCGAGGAAGCCCCGCTGGACGCCGTAGAAGCGATTCCGGCCCCAGATGGTACGATGGTAGCACCGTGGAGCGATGTCGCTATGACGCGCCGCTGTGTGCGAGCATTTGGCAACGAAATCCGACACGTCACAGGATTGGGCTGGGTTATCTGGAACAATAGCGTGTGGAGCCGGGACGACCACGGGGAACTGACCCGCCGAATCGTCCAAGTCTTGAGCGATGCGTCCGCCCAAGCCCTGAATAGCATCGACAAGCCCGAGAAAGCTGAACGGGTTGCTGGGCGAGTGGCTTCAGCCAACACCGTTGCCGCCGTGACCAAACTGCTGGTCCAGCCGGCCTTATGTGTCCGCCCAGAGCAGATGGACCCGAGCCATTTCCACTTGAACACGCCCGCCGGCGTGGTTGACTTATCCACAGGCCAGATGATGCCGCCCGAGGCGTCATTTTTTATGACCCGCGTAACGTCTGTTTCGCCTGACTTTACCCGCCCGGCTCCGCGCTGGAAACAGTTCTTGAAGGAAGCCACCGGCGGCGACCCGGAGCTAGAGTCGTATCTGCAACGCCTCGCGGGCTACGCCTTGACCGGCTCAAACCGCGAACACATGGTCGCCTTCTTCTATGGCGAGGGCGGCAACGGCAAGTCGCTGTTCCTGAACTGCCTGACGGCCATCATGGGCGAGTACGCTCAAGTGGCACCCATGGACGTATTCGTCGCATCGACCTATGACCGTCACCCCACCGACTTGGCCGGGCTGGTCGGCGCGCGCCTTGTCACGGCGTCCGAAACCCAAGAGGGCCGACGCTGGGACGAAGCCAAGCTGAAAAGCCTGACCGGCGGCGACCCCATCAAAGCCCGGTTTATGCGTCAAGACTTCTTCACGTTTACCCCGCAGTTCACCCTGTTGTTCGCCGGCAACCACGCCCCGCAACTGGCCAACGTGGACGCCGCGATGAAACGCCGGATGCACCTTGTCCCGTTCACGCACCGCCCGCCGAAGCCCGACCACGAACTGCCCGACAAACTCCGCGAAGAATACCCGCAGATTTTGGCGTGGGCCATCGAAGGCTCGGTCATCTGGAACGCCGCGGGCCTGTCCGCCCCAGACGTGGTGCTGTCGGCCACCGAAGAATATCTGGAAGGCGAGGACGCGCTGGGCCGTTGGATTGCAGACCGTTGCGTCATGCGGTCCAACGCCACCGTATTCAGCAAGGACTTGTATCAAGACTGGATTAAGTGGTGCCAAGAAACCGGCGAGAAGGCCGGACTTGGATACAGCCAGAAACGCTTCAGCCAAGCCCTCAAGACCCGTGGCCTTACCATCTGGCGGGATACCGCGAGTGGACTGCGCGGATTCCGTGGTATAGAATTGCTCGTTGGCGATTACGACGCCGTTAGCGAATTTTCCGGCACAAACGTAATACCCTTTTAAGGACTGATTATGGACATTATTTCTGAAGCCGATTTTGTAGCCGCCCTTGACGAGTTCAAGGGCAACAAGAGCCGAGTAGCAAACAAGCTGGGCATGAACTTACGCTCCGTACAACGCCGAGTCGAGCGCATGATTGCGCGCGGCTACGCCCCCGACTACGGCATGACCAAAGCGGTACCGCCCGGCTATTCCGTCGGCGGTGTTTCCACCCTGTACGATGACGAAGGCAACATCAAGATTCAATGGGTCAAGTCTAAGGCCGATGAAAAGCAGAAGGCGGAAGACCTTATGCGCGAGGTATTTGATGCGCTCAAGGAACAACTGCCGCGGGCCAAGCCGGTTAAGGCCCCAGAGCGCGCGCCGACAGACCTTCTAAACTGTTACGTCATCACCGACTACCACCTAGGGATGCTCTCGTGGCACGAGGAAACCGGCGAAGATTGGGATTTGGAAATCGCCGAGAACCTTTTGATTGACTGGTTCGCAACGGCTATCAAGATGGCACCCAAGGCCGACAAAGCCATCTTTGCCCAGCTGGGCGACTTCCTACATTGGGACGGCATGGACGCAGTCACGCCGGCATCGAAGCACTTGCTTGACGCCGACACGCGCTTCCAGAAGCTAGTCCGTGTTGCCATCAAGGTCGTGCGGACGGTGATTGATATGCTTTTGCGCAAATACCCGCACGTTCATATTCTGGCCGCCGAAGGCAACCACGACCCGGCGAGTTCCATCTGGCTCCGCGAATGGTTATGCGTTCTGTACGAAAACGAGCCGCGCGTTACGGTAGAAATTTCGCCGGACCCGTACTACTGCGTCGAGCATGGCCAGACCAGCCTGTTCTTCCATCACGGCCACAAACGCCGCCCGGCCAACGTGGAAA